CCAATCACGTTTAACAATCGCGCTCTCATTACCCACTGGGTTTTGCTGATACTGCGCTTGCCACTTCGCGTTCGGCAATTCCTCGCGTAGCGCAGAAAGCTCCCCCATGCTCCAGAACTCAGGCCAAAGCGGGTTGCCAGAGGGCAGGATCGCCGGAAACTCAATGACTTCCCAGTCCGTTTCACCACGTAACGCTGCATTTTTAAGCACCTGTCCTGTTAAATCTCTTTGCGCCCAGCGCGTCATCACGATGACGATCGCACCACCGGGTTGTAGACGCTGACGTGGGCCTGACGTGTACCACTCATACACCTTGTCATAGACTTCTGGGTTGGTGGCAGCCATCGCAGCCTCTTGTTCTGAGTGCGGGTCGTCAATGATGAGCAAGTCGGCACCCTTACCGGTCACCGCACCACCCACACCGATCGCAAAATAGTCACCGCCCTTGGATGTGTTCCACCGGCCAGCCGCTTTTGAGTCAGATTGCAGTCCCAACTCAGGAAAAATGTCGTGATACTGCTCTGTGTCCACCAAGTTACGCACTTTTCGACCAAAACCCACCGCCAATTCGGCTGTATGGGACGTCTGAATGACTTTTTTGTGCGGAAATTTCCCCAAAAACCAAGCTGGGAGCAGGTAAGAGGCGAATTCTGACTTGGTATGACGTGGCGGCATGTTGATAATCAGCCGTTTGCACTCCCCGCGCGCCACTCGCTCAAACGCTTCGGCCATGCGCTTGTGGTGACGGCCCGCAATAAACGTCGGCCAGACCTTTTCCACGAACTTGATGAACTTGTCCTGACAAAGTTCCCGTCCTTTGAGCTCTTCAAGCTTTGCAAGCTGAGCCTCCAACACCCGCTGATCCGACTCCGAGAGGCTCGGGAGGATTTTCAGGACGTCCGCAAGGGACATGTTGTCGATGTTGATGCTCATTTTTTGGCTTTTTTACCTTTTGAGCCTGACGTTTCTTCAATAGTTACGTCTACTTTACATTCTGTATCTTCTAGGTATTCTTGCGTATCGGTAGCAATCAAGTTTCCCGGGGCGTTTTCTTCGTCGTTTGTAAACTCGCCCTCTCCTGCTACTCCTAAGTGCGCATCCAAGTCGTCCAGTGGCAGCACGTCCGTCACCTCTGCGTTCATCAGGCGTTTCACGCGTTCTTTAATAGAGGCTTCCAGCGAGGAGCTGGTTGTGTGGTGCACTGTAATTTCTGAGCGCTCGGTGAAAAGACCGATGTCGCTGTGCTTGCCCAAGAGTTCGAGTGCCTTCAACTCCAGCTTTGGGTCTCCGCAGTCGGCCATCATCATGAGCTTGTTTGTTACGAAATTCCTCGCCTGCTGCACGTCGGCAAAAACTTGGAAGTCGTACTCTTTCACCGCAACGGCCAAAACTTTGGCGACGCCTGTCTTCTGAACGGTGGTGGGGATTGTGGGTTTTGTCTTTCCCGTAGCTAGCGCAGCGGCAGCTTGGAAATCTTTTGCGTCGAAATCAAGGGAGCCACCAAGTTCTTCCAGAAGATTCACAGTGTTGGCGGCAATAGCTACGCTATCCGCATGAGTCTTGGGCTGCTCATCGGACAAATCAAACGGCAGAGGCTTGTCTGGCGTAGGCTGAATTTCGATCATAAATTGTGTGCACCTTAGTGAAAAGGGAGGGTGTTGGAGTCTGGGCCTGTAACTCAATCGCCGGAACAACTGAATCTCAAACTCCAACGGGGCCGACTATACAGCAAAAAATATATGGGGGGGCAAAAAATTTTCTGGGACTCCCTACCCGGGGGGTTTTCTATATAGAGGGGGTGGGGTAACTTTGTCACACAAAATATATGGGGGTGGGGGGTATTTTTAAAAACGCAACATTGTTTGAGTGGAATAGAGTGTATAGGACCCCACCTCCCCCTTGTGCCAATTTTGGGGGGTGCCCCGTGGGTAGGGTGACTGAATCGGCGAGTTTTGACCCCGTACCCGCGCGCGTTATCTGACAAATGTCAGATTCAATATTGAAAACCAAAGTTTACATAGGGAAAACACCTAGAAAATAATTGGCAAATAGTTGCCTTGGGGGTTTTATTGTGCTACAATTAAGTCATGGTAGCGAAAGAATGGTTCTTTCCCCATATTTGAAAAGGTGAATATCATGACTAAGACAGCAAAAGCCCCTGCATCCGTGAACGTTACAAATGCGTCAATATCGGGTGTTCAAATTGTGCTCGATTCAATCGCGGCATTGGACAAATGCCGCGACAATCTGGTGAAAATCACGGGTAAGACTGGCGAGATTCAAAAAGCATACGCGCTACAAATGAACGCTACATTCGGTGAGGGATGGTGGGATGCGAAGGGCGAGATTAAAAAAGCCGTGAAAGCTGAACACAATAAATTTGTGGCTGACTTTGAGGCTATCGGCAAAACCCGCGCGAATATTGACCAGATGTGGTCACGCGTGAAAGATGACGCGGGCCGCGTGAAAGTGTCGGCACCAAAAGCCACTGGCGGGAAAGATGTGGACGGCAAAACAATCGCGGAATTGAAAACCATCTATAACCGCATCGCGGACGCGAACCCTGACGAAGCGCCTTTGTCCTACAAAGTGAAAGCCCAGTTAGAAGATGTGCTTGATATGCTCGGGGTTGAAATCTGACAAATGTCAGATATTAGCTAACCCCTACGGTGAGAGCCGTAGGGGTTTTTTTACGCCTACGTGAATACCCAGTATCTAGTGTATATAAACACAGTTATACCAGTTCCCTATGGATGCTTCAGCGGTTGGATGCGTTGTTACGTTGTTTGTTACGCAAAACAGGGGGCATTTTAAAAACGTAACGGAACACGTAACAAAATGAATGGCTCAACCATGCGGGTTGCGAGACGAAAACATAAACCCAGCGATAAGTTATGCGTTTTTTCAAAATTAAGTATCGGCAAAGTGAGCAAGTGCGCTTACCAGCAAGTGCTTTTCGTACCACACAAATTTTTTACCCCCGTTTATTTATTTTTATTTTTTCTTCTACTTTATACATTACAATATGTTTTCATACCGCCAACCCGCATGAAATCGGGATTCATTTTGTTACAAATACTGTTACGTTTCACCAAAAACGCGTAACATAACCATAGGAAAACGTCACAATGCACAACCTACACAGTCACCTCATGGCAATCGTAAAAGCCCAACAAGAGGAACATAACAAAGCAACACAAAATACGGATGGGAAACGTAACAATACCGACCCAACACCGCAACGCCCCTCGCCTAGCACTTTGTTCCGTTTATCTTCCAACTACGCCACAGTTATGTCTTCGGCTTTGTGTGCTCAACTCGACCGATTCTGTGAAGCCGAACGCAAGACACGTTCACGGGTAATCCGTGATGCAGTTTATGCACTCATGGAAACTCCCGCGCTTATCTCAACACCACCTGCAAACCTACCGACTGTGGGGCAACCACCAACGCGCAACTGCACCATCAGTTGGACTATGCCTAGCAGGAAACCCGAACACATTGAGCACTTCCACAATCTCTGTGCGGGGCGAGGCAATCAATCCAATTTTGTACGCAGAGCAATCTATCGACATACGCAACGATACCGAAGCACCGACCCAGCGGAGCACAAAGACGCGGTGAAGGATGCGTGGTTTTAATTCAAGGGAGCCAACGGCTCCCTTTTTGTTGGGGGGGGGGGGAAACACTTGACAATCACGTAACAATGTGATACAATATAGTCATTGGCAAAACAAAACCAATGCACGGACAAATCATCAACCCTATCTGACAAATGTCAGAAAAAAAATCGTGACACTGCGAAAGCAGAACACGAACGTAACAAAGGAATACAAAATGCAAATCGAAGAAAAAGTCTACGTGTGCGCGCTCACACTAATCAGCTCGGCAATCATCTTCCTTGCTTGGGGATATGACGCACCGATGGGCAACTTCTCTTTGGTGTTCGGCGGGATGCTCTTAGGGCACATCATCACTGAGGTGCTTAACTTTAAGGGAGAAGACGAATGAACAAGAAAACACACACAAGCAGCCCCGCTGCGGTGTCAGGGGAGAGTCTGCGTGAGCAGTTTACGCAATGGAAAGAATGTATCGACTGCGGCGACGAGTTCCCCGAGGAGCGCTGGCAGTTAGGTTATCGGTGCTGTCTGTTCTGCGGTGAAGACCGAGCCAAAGCCGAGCGTGAATCGTGGTGTGTTGTTATGGAATACGGCAAAGGCCATTACAGTTTTGTCACCGCTGATGCGGCGCGTCGGACTTTGTTAGATACCAATCAGAAAAACACACGCTCTTAACCTATGTGGTATACTTGTACCGTATAGGAAAGGAAGATAACAATGTTAGGTATCTACGCAATCATTCACCGCCCGACAGAACGCAAGTATGTAGGGCAGAGCAACAACATAGAGAAGCGGTTCTCACAACATCGAAAGGCTTTGAATCGTGGCATCCACTACAACGCAAAGTTACAGAGAGCATGGAATCAATATGGTGAGGCAGAGTTTGAGTTCGTGGTACTTGAGCAGTGCGAAGCCGACAAGCTAACCGAGCGAGAGCAAAGTTACATAGACCAAAAACCGTGGTTCAACCTCGCCTTGTATGCCGACGCAGGTATGCGAGGGAGGAAGCACACAGAGGAAACGAGGGCAAAGATGAGTGAAGCATGGACAAACAGAGAGGACAAGAGCCCGAACAAAGGGGCAGTCCGAACAGATGAAGTGAGGGCAAAGATTAGCGCGACATTGAAAGGTCGGCCATTGTCCGAGGCAACCAAAGCCAAGATGAGCGCGGCGCGTAAGGGTAAACGCAACTCGCCCGAGGCGGCGGCGAAGGTAAGCGCAAGTAAGACAGGTGTGCCGAACGTGAAGGTACGCAAGTCCGTGCGGTGCTTAGAAACAGGGCAAGTGTTCGACTCTTTGAAGTCGGCGGCAGAGTATTTGAACGGCAACCCAACAGCGTTGACTTCTCACTTGAAAGGTAGGAAGCCGAGGTTCAAGGGCTACACGTTTGAATACTGTATCAACACTAACCAAAAGCAACAAAGGGGCTAACTATGTATGAAGGCGAAGGATTGGGTCGGTTAATCATCGACTTGGATGCCGTGCTCGGTGAAGCGGCGGCGTGTATGGAGAGCCGTTCGGATGTGAATTGGAGTTTGGGTAAAGCCCTGAACGACTTGTACCCCGAGAAGCTGAAGGGATTCCGTGACCGCATGGACATGCTGTGGAAGCTGGCAAATGACGGCGACCCGAGAGACGAGACCTAACAATGTTAGGCAACAAACAAAGGAGTATGGAGAAATGAAATTTAACGCTGAACAACTGACCGAGTACCTCAACATGGAGGCGCAATACAAGGACATGACGAGGAAGGCAGAGCTATTGTTTGCTAACCGAGACGAGATGACGGATGCACAGTTCGAGGACTTGAGTAGACGCTACGCATACGCAACGATACAGATGATAAAGATGCGCTCATTCGTGCGAGGGCCGAGCTATGGCAGAGCAGGGTAAGACATGGGTATTGGTTCGTTCGGTGCAGGGCAACTTGTATGTGCTGAGGTATTCGTACTGGAAAGAGCTGGGTCGCCGACACCCAGCCTACGACAACGCCGAGCTAATACTAACGAGCTACGACAGGAACGAGCTAGTGAGATTCAGAGATTTAACCAAGGAAGGAGTCTGACAAATGTTAGAGAAGGACAGAAGGTGGTTGGTGTACCAAGGGTCGATATACAGCCAACACAAGCGCATACCCAATGAGTTTTGGGTTATGCAGGAAGATGCGTGGGAATACCGAACGAGGAATGGACAGACGGGCAACGCGGTGGTGTTACAACGTGGGCTGACGAATGAAGTGGCAGTGCAGATGGCGAACTTAGCGAAAGGAACCTAACAATGTTAGATGCAAAAGAGAAATTCAAATTCAAAGTGACGGTCAACAACGCAGGGGAAATCCTGACGTTCTACACAACGACCACCACACCCAACAACGCGAAACGAAACGCGATATACCAACTTGCACAGAAGCTAGGGCGCAACCCACAAGGGCTGATGATGCAGTTACGAGACAGGGCAACAGTTGCCTTGGCTAGCGTATGAGAAAGAGAACATGGGTGTTCTACCGATGGATGTACACCACGCTGAACAAGAAGGATTGGATTTACCTTGTGTCGAGCAAGAAGTCTTTTCAGCTTAATGTTGTGCAGATGAAGAAGGATGGGCACCCCTACGAAATACTCGCCGAGGATAACGACAGGGCGTTGCTTGAGAAGATGAAAGATTTAACAAAGGAGTGAAGTAATGGGATACAGAACAGTAAGAAATGTGCCGAGGATTGCCGACTACAACGCGGCATACAGGGTATGGAACAACATCAAGCCAGTACAGGGCAGGAGTGAGGACAAGCGACCACTAGGACAGCGGCGTGATGTGGACACCTACTCTATACGTAAGAACGTATGGACAGATGCGATTGAGTGTGTGTTGTACCAAACCCCCGTGGTGACATTCACGACCGAGGATGAAGTCAAGGTTAAGTTCGGGCGCTGGTCAATCGCATCGACGTGTCAGTTCATTAGTCGTATCTTGGTAGGTGTTGGTGCGTACCGACTACGTGGTGATGTGGTGCTGGGCTTTGTTGGCAACGTCAAGGCGATGGTGCGCGACCATGAGGAACTGGTATTAGTGCGTGGCTCACGCGGGGAGTGGGTGCCGAAGGAAAAGCAGACGCTCTACGACTACCGAGTGAACCGCAAGGAAGCTAACAATGTTAGAAAGCAGGTGAGCCAATTCCGTGACTACCTCAGCGGCGTGGTCAAACTCAAAGAGGAAACGGTGAAGCAATACGGTGAGGAGTACGGCATTGTGCGTACCAACTACGCCGAGCTGTTCGAGGTGTTTGGCATGGAGTACGAAGCTAACGATAGTGGCCGAGTGCGACCCAACGTGGACAAGTGGCTGGGCTTGGAGACGAAGCCGAAGTTCTGGCGACCCGAGGAGAAGGATGCGACATGGCAAGCATACAGGGACAAGACCGAGAAGTTCTTCGACCTAGTGAAGGATGACCAAGACGACAACTGCCGACACCAAAACTATTGGATTGCGTTCAACATTCTGATGGTGCAGGAACAACAACTGTGGTGGCGTGACAACATGGATATGTCCGTGACGCTGGGTTCCGACCAATTCAACAAGATATTGGACAAGACGCTGTTCAAGATGTTCAGCGACAGAGTGTTTAAGCGGGTGGCACTGCCCGAGGGGAAAGTGCCGAGTGGTAAGTATGACGATTGGGTAACAACAGAGGAGGATTGATATGAGCGAAGAAACTAAGTGGACACGCAAAAGGATTTTTTTCTACCGCGTTAAGTACTACTGCGGGTCAGTACTTCTACTACCAGTAGCGTTGGTGTTGAACGTACTTCGTTGGGTTTTTGGTAAATAAGGAGGAGAAGAAATGAAATGGCTTTATGGGGTTGCGCTTGTGTTGGCGCTTTTGAATGTGGGGCTGTCATTGTGGGCGCACGATCTACACGATGCGTTGGCGTGGCTGGTTGCATCTTTTGCGTGGTGTGTTTGTTTGCTGAAGGAGGTGAAACCATGACCGATGCAGAATTTTTTCTTTTAGGCTGGGCGGTGGTAGCCACCGTCATGTATTTCAAAACCAAAGCAGAGAGGGACGCAGTGAAGACCACGCTGATGCACTTCGTGCGTGACGAGAAGGCACGGGCGTATGTGTTGAAGGCATGGGAAGCACATAAGAAAGCACATGGAGCATGAAAAAGAAACCGCCGAAAGAATTGGTGGAGAACTACAAGCGATGGGAGAAGCTCAACAACGATATGGGTAACACCGTATTGGAAATGATGCGACACCCTGACGCTACGCTCGAACAACTGTGGGCACTGCGATTGCAGTACGCCGACAGCTACGCCGAGTTCAACGATATGCGTAGACAACTACGCACGATGTTTTGGGACGGGGTGTACTACACAGAGAAGTACCCGTGGAACCAATGAGCTAAACACTTGACAATGTCTAGTGTTTGTGTTACAATATAGGCATGACAGATAAATACTGTCCACCAACCGCATCTGACAAATGTCAGATATTTAAACGAAGTAAACGAAGGAAATGAAAATGTCAGAAGTTAAATTTGGTAAGACCATCACATTGAAACAAGCCGCGAATCTGATTCGCACAAACCCCAACACTCGCTTCATGCTACGAGGTGAGCCCGGCATCGGTAAGTCTTCTCTGCTAGAAGCAATCGCCGCACCATTAGGTTACGACTACGCATACATTGACGTACCGAACATGGACTTGGGCGACATTGCAATGCCCGTGATTGACCACGACACGAAGACCACTCGCTACTATCCCAATGCCCGATTCGGTATCCACACAGGCAAGCCAATGGTCATCATGCTTGACGAGTTCAGTAAGGGTGCCGACCCAGTTAAGAATATGTTGCACCCCATGCTAGAGAAGGCAAACCCACGACTGGGTGACATCCCATTACCGAAGGACACAATCTGTTTCCTGACTGGTAACCTGAGCACCGATGGTGTGGGCGACAACATGAAGGCGCATAGCTTGAACCGTATCGTGCCCGTGACTATCGCCAAGCCAACGAGCGAGGAATGGATTGAGTGGGGTATGAACAACGACATTGCCCCCGAGGTATTGGCGTGGGTCAACCGATTCCCTCATGCAATGGCTAGCTATACCGACGCAGGTCAAGGCGACAACCCATACATCTTCAACCCCAAGAAGCCACAGGTTGCGTTCGTGTCACCACGTTCACTGGCAACCGCTTCTAACATTGTTAGTACACGTAAGCAAAACGACCCTGACTCTGTTATCGCGGCGTTGAGCGGTGCTATCGGTGAAGCGGCGGCTCGTGACATGCAAGCGTACATCGAGTTCTCTGACCAACTGCCAGCGTGGGAAGACACCATCAAAGACCCTAAGCATACGAAGGTACCTACAAGTCCCGGCGCATGTGCAATCGTTATCTTCGGTGCAATCGCTCGTATCGACAAGACCAACATCGCTCCGTTCATGGAGTATTTGGAACGCTTCGACGCCGAGTGGCAAGCTGTGTTCGCTATCAACATTGCGAAGACACCATCGAAGCAAGCTATTGCGTTCGGCGCTAAGGCGTTCGCCGACTGGGTCGCAAAAAACCAAGATTTGTTGTAAACATGTAAAGACTAATTAGTGTATGATTAGTCTCATGGTGGTATGACCCACTGACAACGGAGTAAATCATGGTTCGCAAATACAACGAAGGGGTAGCCGAGTCCAACCGCAAGCGCACGAAACATGGCGCGACCGTGGGGGCGAGGCAGGGTAATGCTGGCAAGACGTACAAGATTTGGACGTCAATCAAACAGCGTTGCTTCAACTCATCCGCACAACACTTTCACCGATACGGTGGACGTGGAATCACTATGCACTTTGCATGGGTGGACGACTATGCGGCGTTTGTTCGAGACGTTGGGGAGCAACCCGAGGGTATGACATTGGAACGCATCGACAACGATGGGAACTACGAGCCTAACAATGTTAGGTGGTCAACCCGTAAGGAGCAAGCCAACAACCGCACAACAAATGTGTATGTTGAATGGCGAGGCAAGACGATGACTCTTGCGCAGTGGGCTGACCATCTTGGTTACAAGTATGGTCTTATTGGCAGTCGGTGGAAGAAGGGAGTTCGAGGCGATGCTTTGTTCGCCCCTCCCCGCTGGTCTAGGAGTTAAGTATGTTGAAGTACGTGCAGGTGGACTCGGACGGGTATGCGTACCTTAGTTGGGAAGACCAAAACCGACTACATGCGATTGGCTATGCAATCGGTAGGGCCAACGACGAGTGGATTTTGTTTCGATTGTCAAAGTGGGGGGAAGCAATCTCCGCCACTGCGATTCTCTACGAGACCACCGACCACGTACTTTTCGACAACTACCTGAGACTCTTACTGGAGGACTAACAATGTTAGTGACGATTGACACCGACCAACTCGTGCGTGATGCGGCTACGTATCAGATGGACGACAAGTACAAGTACTACAACGAGGACAAGTACCTTGTGTGGGCGCTACAAAAACAACTTGGCAACGAGAACAAAACCATCATCGTACAGATGCGTAAGCAGGTGAAAGAGTACAAGAAGCTAACCATGTGGAGAGACTAACAATGTTATATGCAACGATAGACAAGCAACGATGGGACAGCCTACCCGCTGAGTGGGACAAGGTGCAGGATATGTTCGAGTACCTGCAACGCATGGTGTGGGGCTACCAACTGACGTTCGAGAGCCGTATGTTTTCTAACCAGTACGGTCCACAGTACCAATGCACGTTGATTCGGTGGGAGAGCGGAGTGTCAGCGGCGGTGGGGCAAGACAAGAAACGTGAAGTCCTACTGGAGACAACCGACCATACACAGATGGAGGCGGCGCTGTTCATGCTGATTAACGAAGTCGAGCCTGCGTTCAAAGAGGCGGCACAACGAGTGAGCATGATTCCATGAGTACATACACAAACAAACATGGGTACTTGCATAGGTACTTCACTAGGTGGGTGACTGAGACCGAAGCGGCGGTTGGTAGGGTTGGCTTGAAGGTTATCGGGTGGGAAGTGTGCGACAGGCGCAAGTTCGACAACATCCGTGTGGCTAAGTTCGACAACCAAGTGGACGCCGAGGCCGTGTGTAAATTGATGAACAGTATTGAGGAGGAAAACGATGGGCTATCGAAGTGATGTGAAGGCGGTGTTCTACACCACCGAGGACAGAGCGCCAGCTTTGAAGCTGTACGTGACGGAGAACTTTCCCGAGGATTTGGCGGGGCAACTCAAGCCAATAGACAACGGGCACTACATGGGGTTCATGTTCGATGACCCCGATGTGAAGTGGTACCCCGACTACCCCGAGGTGAAGGCGTTCAATCGGTTCGTGTCTAACTACCTAGAGTTAGCAGAGCAGGAGGAGATTGCGTGGGCGTATGAGTTTATCCGTGTCGGTGAGGATAGTGATGACGTGGAAGAAACCCATTCAGACCATGCCGACTATCAGTTGCGTGTGGTTAGAAGTATTGATTCAGATTTTTAAACCATCTGACAAATGTCAGAAACAAGGAGAGAAGTAATGTTAGAAGAACGTAAATTGCAGAAAGCAAAAATCACAGTGATGCGTAACCCCAAGTTCGCGTTGCTCCAAGGCGTGATGATGGTGGGCAAGACCTACATCACCGACATAGTACCGACAGCGTGTACCAACGGACGAGACGAGCACTACGGTCGTGCGTTCGTGAAGAAGCTCAGCGATAGGGAACTGGCTTTCGTTATCGCGCACGAGGCTGGGCACAAGATGTACCGCCACCTGACAACGTGGACTAAGTTGCATGAGGAAGACGCAAGGTTAGCCAACCAAGCGATGGACTACGTCATTAACTTAATGCTCAAGGACTTAGACCCTAACGAGTCAGTCATCGCCATGCCACGCTATGCAGAAGACACAGGACACCCCAAGGCTAAGAAGGGTGACTTCATGGGCTTGATTGATGAACGATTCCGTGGCATGAACACCAAGCAAGTCTTCGACATTCTCAAAGAGGAGAAGAAGAGCGGCAAGGGTGGTGGCGAAGGTGACGGCGAAGGTGACGGGTTCGACGACCACGACTGGGACGGTGCCAAGGAAATGACCGAGGAGGAGAAGAAGGAGCTGGCGCGTGAGATTGACCAAGCGATTCGTCAAGGCTTAATCGCGCATCAGAAGAACATCGGCAAAGGCGGTGGCAACTTAGACCGTGAACTGGAAGACTTACTCGCACCCAAGATTGATTGGCGTGAAGTGTTGCGCGACTTCGTCAAGGCTACGTGTTCTAACAAAGACACAAGCTCGTGGCGTCGTGTGAATCGTCGCTTCTTGTCCACAGGGCAATACATGCCCAGCATGATTGGCGAGAAGGTCGGTCACTTGGTTGTGGCTATCGACACATCGGGTTCTATCGGTGGGCCTGAGCTTGCCGAGTTCTTATCCGAAGTCAAAGGTATCGCCGAGGAGGTCAACCCCGAGTGCGTGGACTTGATCTATTGGGACGGTGCGGTTGCAGGTCACGAGAAGTATGAAGGCTCGGCTGTATCTGACATTTGTCAGACGACTAAACCTCGTGGTGGTGGCGGCACTAACCCAAGCTGTGTGTCGAAGTATCTCAAGGACGAGAACATCCAGCCTGAAGCAGTCATCGTGCTGACTGACGGCTACGTACCGAACTGGGGCTATGAGTGGACAGCGCCGACTATGTGGGTCATCAGTGGTGGCAACACCAGCGCAGTGTCGGACAACGGCAAGACTATTTACTTGGAGGTGGAGTGAGAAAGGTCAGGTGCGGGGATATGTACATGGTGCGGCTAGACCATCCATCGAAGTTGTACGGGTGGTCAATCCATCGGATTTGGTGGAAGCCGTGGCGTTACAACCTGCACTTCTACTACATAAGAGAGCACGACCCCGAAGTGTTTAAGAACCTGAGCCTCGATGGGGTGAAGGGTACGTTGAAGTTGTTTGATTTATGGAAGGGATGATATGTGGAATCCGTTTAAGAAGAAGCCCAAGCCACGGCGTAAGCCTACGGCTAAGCAAGCAGCCGTACAGCAGGTGAAGGAAGAGGGTGGGATGGTGTATGTGACGCTTACCTACGCCCACTTCGTACTACCAGCGGCGCAAGCGTTGCAGTTGGTGCGGCTCGTTTCAAAGGCAGAGATATACGAGGACAAGTACCACCCTGAGTTGAAGGGTGACCACAACGACAAGTACACGCACCATGTGTATGCGAACGACAAAACATTCGGTATGAAGCTGATGCCCGATGCCTTCTACAAAATGGCGAAGCTGGCGGGTAAGCCTGAGAAAAAGGATTGATATGAGTACGTTGTATGGGAAAAGCATATACACGATGGTGATGGATGAAATCCAAGCCAAATACCAACAACCCGACTACTACTCCAAGCGCAAGTACGGCAAGTGGACCATCTACAACAAGGAAGGGATGCGCGTGGCGTGGGGTATGAACGAGCGAGAGATGAAGAACTACATGAAGCTACTGAAGAAGGAGGAGTGATGGCGATTAGTAGCAAAGAGGGGCACGAGCATGAGTTCAAGTGGGGAGCCATACACAGAAGATTGGAGTATCTAGGGTACTGGGTGAAGTGGCAACGCGACTTACGCACCGACGAGTACAAGTATGCCGTTGGTAAGGTGGGTGAGAAGCAACCGATGGGTGTTTACGACAACGAAGAAACAGCCTTGGCTATGGTGAAGATGATTTTGACTAACGCTAAACATGAGGAGAACTGACAAATGTTAGATGCAGAACAGAAGATGAAGTTGCTGATAAGCGACCGCCCGTGGGAACACGAGCCTGACAACGAGGAGTGGGTACATGACCTGACAGGGTACAAGTGCACGATATGGCGACACCCTACGCACGGACAGCTCAACGGATACGTGGCTATACCGAAGGGACACGAAATGTGGGGTAAGGGCTATGACGATATTCCCGTGGAGGTGCACGGCGGACTGACCTACGCAAGTGAGGACGAGAAGACAGACGAGTGGGTAGTCGGTTTTGACTGTAACCACTACAACGACTTTGCGCCTAAGCTGGTACAGACCATCATGAAGTACAGCAGTTGGGAAGATGCCGAGCGAGAGCTTGAGCACCGAGGTAAGTACAAAGATTGGGCGTATGTGAAAGAGGAAGTGTGCAGTCTTGCACGACAGTTGAAGTTGTTAGATATGAAACAAGGAGAAGAGAAATGAGTGAAGTAATGGAAATCGACAGCTACGAGCCTGACTACAAGCACAAGTGTGAAGTGTGTGGGGCTAACCACGTAGTCACAGGCGTGAAAGATGGGAAGGTTGTGTATCAAGGTGAAATGTGTGGCGTGTGCACTTGGGGCGAGAGCGCCATGCGTGACCCAAGCGAGTGGAACAAATAAGGAGAAGAGAAATGAGTATTGCATCAAGCGCGGTTCTAGTGGAACTGAATATCAGCGTATGGCCAGCCAACAAGGTTGACCGAGAGATGACCGAGACAGTAAACACCAATGCGTCAGCGGTGCGTGATGCGTCACAGACGCGCAAGAATCTGTTTGCGGGTACTACGCTACGCAAAGACATTGAGAAGCTGGCGGCACGAATCCGCCTCTATCACAACCAGCACACGTTGCCTTGGGCCGACAAGGGGCAACGACTGTTGCCGACTAAGTTGTTCATGGAGTACAAGCAGACGATGAATAACTACGAGGCGCAGTTCAATCAGTTGTGCAACAACTTCTTTGCGGCCTACCCACAGTTGGTGAACGATGCACAGCAACACTTGGGCACGATGTATCGGGCGACTGATTACCCCGATCTGACAAATGTCAGAGAGAAGTTTGGTTTCCGTATGGCGATTGACCCAATCCCTGAGTCTGGTGACTTCCGCTTAGACATATCAGCAGAGGCGTTAGACGAGATGAAGCAGAACTACGAAGCCAAGTTCGAGGAGCGACTGGCCGAGGCTATGCGTACACCTTGGGAGCGACTGCACAGTGTGCTCACAGCTATGTCAGAGAAGTTGAAGGACGAGGAAGGCGATGAATCCAAGAAGCGCTACCACGACTCGCTCGTGACCAATGCCGTGGACTTGTGTGAGTTGCTGGCCAAGATGAACATTACGAACGACCCCAAGCTGGAGGAAGCGCGTAAGCAGTTGGAGCTAACAATGTTAGGGGCCGACATTGAGACTATCAAAGACAGCGCAACAGTGCGTGAGTCGATGAAGAACAAAGTAGATGACATACTGAGTCGCTTCGAGTGGTAAGGAGTGAATGATGAATGACCAAGAACTGATTGAGTTTGTAGAGACGAAAGTGTTTTACCAAATGATGCAGGGGTGTGAGGTTGATGACCACCTAAAACACAGAACTTACGACACAGGCTCATGGAGCACGAGCTTTCGCACTGATACATTGTGCCGACTGATTGATATGGCGAAAAACGGAATTAAGGAGTGAGAGATATGACTATTGAATTGTTGAAGTTGCCCAACGTGCGTATGGGTAAGAAGGAAAAAGACGTTACCGAAGAACAGTTGCATGGCGAGGCCAAGCTGTTGGCGTGGGAAGTAGCGACCAAGCACCCGCTGTGGACTGTCGAAGTGGCGGGGTTCCGTACATATCGTGTGTTAGATGGTAGTGAGGAGCTGGGCTTTATCGGTTCGGAGTGGCATGGTAGTAGCCAAAAGCTGTTTGTGCGTAACGACCGCATTGGTACAAGCAATCAACGTAAGAACGCATACCACACCGACAAGGTAGACAAAGCGTACCTAAAAGTCAAGAAGTCGTTCGGCCCGATGAACCTAGCCGAGCGTATGAGTAAAGCCATGAAGGTAGCCGAGACTGTATTGGAGAACCAAGCGTATCGCACACAGACTAAGTATCGTGAGCATGAGCGTCCGATTGAGAGCGACTTGTTTAAGTGGGCGAAGGCCAACATGACGCAGTACATCTTGGAGCTGAAGCAGAACCACAATACAACTATCCTAGAACACCTAACAATGTTAGAGGATGTCCGCGCCGACATGGTGACCATTAAGGAAACTACCGATGCGTTTCAGAACCAAAGGACTGCATTGGTGGTATTGGCAGACAGCAAATATATTGTTAAGATACGTGACAATGTACAACTGTATGACGATGTGACTTTCCCTCACGAGCTACGTGGCAAGCTGGGTATGCTCAAGCTGGTGGAGAAAGAGCAGATGGTAACTGGCATAGGTTGTCGAGTGAACGATGAAATTTTTGTGTTGATTTTGGAAGAGCAAAATGAAAAAACTGAAGCGCAAGCAGAGGGTCAATAAAGACTGGGAAACCCCCAAGCGGGTCGTTCCCTACGACACGGGTAAGGTCAAGATCGGCCTACTCTATCAACCACCCAAACCCCCTATGTCTGCCGACGAGGAAAAGATTCAAGCGGGGCTTATGGGTTGGAACATATCTACATCCGTACCTTGGAAATTCTTCGGTGGCGTGGTATTCGTGCTGGCAATCTTGTTGTCTAGTGTGAAGAGGTTCCTATGAAGGTTCCACAAGTCCTACGCAAGCAGATACTTGAATACGAGAAAGCTGGGTTCCACGTAGTCGATGTGGAAGCCCGAAGCGGCTCACACTTCAAGATCACGTTCGCCGAGTTACAACAGCCTCAGATCATTACCAAGAACGGCAGTGACCCACGGGCGATCAAAAACAACATTGCGTCATATCGACGCCAACTGAAGGAAGAAGGAGCGCAACATGAAAGAGTTTAAAGAAATACTGGTGTGCACTGTGCCGTTCATGGTGTCGTCAATGATGCTGTACCCGTTTATGGCTATTGTCGGAGGTAGTCCTGACCCATTCCTATGGGAGCGACCCGATCGCATGTTCTACTTTATCTGCGTTGTGGTGTTTGGCTTGATGCTACTTGCACGAGTGCAGTTTGCTCGGAAGGAGCAAGTATGAAAGAGGCGATAGCCACATGCGCTATTTTGTTGGCTGGCCTATTCTTGTGGACGGGCTACAAGTGGGGGCAGTCAGAAGCCAACTACGAACACTACCTAGCGGTAGAGAAATACAAGAGGTACAAGTGCAAGGATGGCACTGTGTATCAACGCACCCTTAGTGGGTACTGGGAAGACGTGAAGAAGTCATGCCGCAACGAGGAGCAGATGTAATGGATTGGGACTTAGCAAACATAGCCATGATTTGCTTCTTGATGGGCCTCGGCATAGTTGTCTTCGTTGGCATCGCCTTCGCCTATCTTGCGGTGATGGAATTTTTGGAAACTTTTTATTTGGACTGATATGACAAAAGACGAAATGATTACGCTGCTACGCAGTGTGAACTGTGACGAGAACACCGTCACAGCAATGGAGAACGCCTACGAGCTGGGCTTCGACCAAGGTGCGAACGTGGCCGAGGTGATGAAGCAGTTGGTGGAGGAGGCCGAGAGCGTTTGCAATGCACTGGACGCAGGGGAAGAAGACCCGAAGACGGCTAAGTTTTGGGCTTTGTTTGAACAACTGAGGAGTATGCAATGACCCTGAACGCTTTCCACCCCGACTACATCAAGACGCACGAACCCGACTTGCTGAAAGAGTTCCGTACTCACCAAGCCAACCGAGAGGAGCGAGTGGAGAAAAAGCTCAAGGTCAACAAGGTTCCGTTGAAGACTGTGACTAAGTCGCTATCAGTAAAGATTTCCAAGGAACAAGCACGGTTGGATTTAGAGCGCAAGAAGCAGATGACGATTGCGCGTAAGGATTTCCATATTTTTAACAAGGCAGGTATGCCAAAAGGAGTGAAGTAATGGACACGGATGAAATTAAACAAGCGATGGGCGAAGTAACGAAGAAAGCCTTCGACGCAGGGTGGAACACTGCCCTTATTACCGTAGCCACAGCCATGGAAAACATGAAGGCATTGGGCGACACCGCCACATCTTTTGCGGCATTTGTAAGGGAGTTCAAACGTGACGACACACAGTGATGGCGGCAAGGGCGATACCCAGCGCCCAACAGACCACGAAAAATACGGCAGTAACTACGACAACATCTTCCGCAAAACCAAAGAAGACTGGCAAGCTGAGGACGAAGAGTTTGAACGAATCCAACGTGAACAAGGAGAAAAGAAATGAGAAAGTGGTTAGTGAAATGGCTGCTGGGTAAAGAGCTGCGTGAGTTACGGGAGAAGGAGATATACGCATCGGTGTCCACACCCGAGGAAGCGGTAGCCAAGCCCCAACCCAAGGTGCGTATTGCTGTGATGGAAGCGATGAACGGTAAGCTGTTAGAGGTACAGGCGTATCAGCGGAATAACCACGGCCCTGATTGGAAGAGCGAGTACTACATCTTGGAAGAAGGCCGACCACTCGCCGAGCAGATCGCTGTGGTGATGACGATGCGGGGGATGGGCGTGTGAGAAAGCGTTCTAAGTACAAACCCAAAGGCATACGCACCGATGCAGTGAACTGGGTGTTGGCGGGATTGAAACCGTTTGCTAGCGTAGACGTTAGCACCAACTTGCGTATCAAGAACCACGATGCGATGGACACATTGCGCCGAGGCGATGCGACTAGAGCTGACATTGATGTGCTGATTGGCGCGTTCAACATGGCCGAGGCATATATGCGCCTTCGACCTGAGCTTGGTGCGGACTGGGCTGAGGAGATACAGGCTGGGCTGGACGCCCTTCATGCTGTCGGCAAACGTGGCGTGGAGAGTGGCCGCTTTATCTTGAAGGCCAGTGAGCTTGTGGCTATGAACTTAGTCATGGAGATTCACGACGCCCAGCTGGACAACACGACTGTGAAGGACATGGAGCTGGCTATGGACATAGTCAGTGCAGAGTACCGCGCTAAACGGATGCGGCCTATTGTTGAGAAGGAGAAGTAATGCAGAGCGTACACGTATCAGCGTACATGATTAGAAATTTGAGGGGGCACTATGTCAAAACAAACAGCGACGAAGGCATCGGCTACGTCATGTTCAAAACCCGAGCGAAAGCAAAAGAGTGGGTTGAAGAACACGGAAAAGAAGACTGCTTTGTGGTCGCCGTTCGAACAGCCATCACGCCGACTAACACAAGCCGAACTGAACGCTTGGTGGCCGTTCACGCGGCTCAATCCAAAATTCTTTCCCAAGCCGACTACCAAAAAAGAGTCGAGCACAACTTTTTTCCTTGAAGACGCAGAGGAGGCGTTGATGTAATGGCAAAAATTATTCCGTTCACGGGCATAACAAAGTTAGACCTGACCCCCGACATTATTCTTGAGAATTTGAAAGGGAAGATGGAAGGGTTCGTCATCATGGGCTACACCGAAGACGGTGAGGAGTATTTCTCTTCTACCTACGCTGATGGTGGTACGGCACTGTGGTTGATCGAACGATGCAAGAAGGCTCTACTGAGTCACGGGGATGGAGATGACTGAAGAAGACATTAAGTTTTACCAAGACGTGCGTAGACGTAGCCAAGACCCTGATGAGATGCGTCGGATTGTTGATGCAGCCATCAAAGGGTTGGAGGACTCAGCGCGTATCTTGCAGCAAAAGTCTGCGGATATGGAAGTAGTCGCTGCTATGGCGCTCAATGGGCGCGTGTTTAAAAACAACGAAAACTTCTTGGCGCAGAAGTTAGAGAAGTGGCAAGGACAAACGTCACTGCGGTGGGACGACCAAATCGAGAAGCTAAAGGAGAAAAAATGACAACAGGAATTGAATATCTAAAACCCGAACAAAAACGACGAGGGCGCGGTCCCGGTAAGAAGCCGACCTTCGTTCATACGAGCCTGCGTTTGCCGAAAGAAGTGGTCGATTATTTCGATACCTTTCCCAACAAGCAAGCCAAAATCCGCGAAGTTCTTACAGAGTATTTAAACAGCCAACAGCAAGGAGCTAACAATGGCAACAGCTAAAAAATTGAGCAAGGCAGAACAAATCCGTGCGTACCAAAAGAAAAACCCCGAAGCTAGTGCTATCCAAGTAGCCAAAGCATGTGGCACAAACCCAGCGTATGTGTACGCTATCCGTCACAGCGATAAAAACCCCACGCCCAAGACGCCGAAGAAAAAGTTCAAGTGGACGCACGTAACCACACAAGAACGGACTGAAGCAGCCACGAAAGAGCTGAACCGCATCTACGAACTGACCAAAGGCCGTGAGCGCCGCCACCCAGTGACAGGCAAGATTTTGATGCAGGGGGTGCCCATGATCGAGGACAAAGTCACAATGATCGAACCACAACCCGACAACGTCAACCACCCTGCTCATTACAAAGTAGGTGGAATCGAGACCATCGACTTCATTGAAGCTAAGGGTTTGAACTACCACCTCGGCAACGTGGTGAAGTACATCACACGCGCAGACAGCAAGGGCAACCGCGAGGAAGACCTGCTCAAAGCACGTTGGTACCTGAACCGCGAGATCGCCAAGTTCGGAAAGTAAAAACACGGGGGTCTATCTGACAAATGTCAGATAGACTTTACAAAGTCAAAAGTGAGTGTATTATGGCGTCAACACCCGAAGCGAAAGTTAAAGCGAAGATCAAAGCGATTTTGAAAGAACACGGCGTGTGGTATGCGATGCCGATGGGCACAGGCTACGGCAACAGTGGAGTCCCTGACTTCTTGTGTTGTGTCGGTGGTCAGTTCCTAGCGATTGAAGCCAAGGCTGGCAAAGGCATACCGACCGCGTTGCAAGAGAAGAACCTGAGAGAGATTAAAGCGGCTGGCGGTGTGTCGGTGGTGATTAACGAAGACAACTTGGATTGGCTGAGAGGCGCAATCAAACTAATGAAGGAAAACAAATGAGTGAAGTAAACGAAGGCGTACAAATTATTCTGAACCGCATGGAGAGCAACCCCGAGGAGTTCTTCGAGTCGCACAAAGAGAACAGCAAGTGGCGTTGGATTTTCGGTGAGAACCTGCGCGAGGTGATGACCGAGCCCGAGAAAGCCGCCCTTTACGAAGGCATGAGGAAAGTCCGTCGGCTGGAGATCACAGCGAAGGCAGTAGCCACTGTGATGCCGAAAGATGAGGAGGAAGAGGAAGGCACACTCAAGTACAAAGCCGAAGGGCGTTACAGCGAACCAAAGAAGATGGTTATCAACCGCGCACAAGCGGAGATGATTAAGCGCATGAACGGGCCAGCAAAATGAACAAAGGCGTAGAAATCCTCATCGAGCGCATGAAGACTAACCCCGAAGACTTTGACCATGACGGTAAGTTCGCCGACACTGCTCGGCGTATCCGTGAAGAAATCTCGGGAAGCTACGGCGACAAACAACCTTGGTTCACACGCCACCTGCTCACTGAAGCCGAGTGGGAAAAGCTGAAAGACGCGTTCATTGAAATGTCGCGGGACAAATTTACCGAATCGGTGATGAAGAACATACTGAAAGAGAAGGAAGAGCCACGGAGAATTTACCCGCAGAGTGCTGGCTTTGGGTTGTCGACAGGAACAACTGGGTCGTCAATCGTTGCCAATTCCAACGCAGGGACACTTACGCTTAACTGCAACGGCAACTCAGCAACGCTGACGCCCGAGATGGTTAAATTCTTACATGACAGAGTAGAGGAGCATATCAATGGCGGAACTTTCTAACGCAGCGACCGTGCTGATCGCACGGATGAAGTCGCACCCCGAAGACTTTGAGTACGGGAAGCGCTTTGGCTACTTGAGCGATAGCTTGATGGGTTTGATTGGGGTTGTGCAAGCTAACCTTCACGGAGGGCATGGCCGACTGGCTTACCTTAGCGATGCCGACAGAGCTGCTTTGGCAGACGCATGGCGTGAGGTTAACTACGCGAAGTTCGAGAAAGAAGTCATGGAGGCTACGTTCAAGAGCGATGCCGAGTTCGAAGAAGAGAAGAAACAGTTCGCCTATCCGATGGGGCAGAGCACGTTGTTAGCACAACAAAGCCAACGAGTGCAACTCCAAAACGCAATGCTGAGTAGTCAGATGCCCCTGCCCCAACCCGTATCCGCACTTAACAACGCATCGTCACAAGCGGGGAGCGGCAACTATTACAACGGTGGCGGCTTGCTCGGCTCCGCTGGGTCAGCACTTAAAGGATTTTTTAAATGAAAGATGAACAGCTAGCTCTCATCATGGAGTACCTATGGCAACAGGGGGTAGACAAAGAGCGCGTTAAAAAAGCGGTGGATATTTGGTGGGCGATTAAAGAAGGTGGTACACTGGATACGAATACGTTTTAGGAGTCTAACGTGGCAAAAAAGCAAACAGCGGAATCTTTTTGGGCGCGAGTCCAAGGAGATAGGCGTCAGCGCAATGGGTGCTGGGAGTGGCAGGGTGCGTGTAACAACACAGGTTACGGTACGGTGGCGTGGCACGGAAAGGTTTATACGGCGCATAGGATTGCCGCTTGGCTTAGTGGTTTGGTAGCAGACCCAGCGAAGCCGACTAACTCGAAAGAGAAGGCCCACGTACTGCACAAGTGCGACAACCGCAAGTGCTGCAACCCCACGCATTTCTTCATTGGCTCATACGCAGACAACCAACTGGATGCCTACGCTAAGAAGCGCAGGGCGCAACCCAAGGGAGAGAACCATGCAAATGCAAAGCTGACCAACAAGCAAGCTGCGGAAATCCGCAGGGCTTACGAGGTGCATGGGCTCACACAAAAACAACTGGCGAACAAATTCGATGTAAGCCAAAGAGCAATTAGTTTGATTGTTAGAGGAGAGACGTACTGATGGATATTATTGTTGTGGATTTTGAAACGGCGTATGGGGCCGATCTTGGGTTTGCGAAACAGACTACTGAGGAATACGTACGTGACCCGCGCTTTGAAGTGGTCGGCGTTGCTGTGCAGGTCAATGACGGTGAGCCCGAGTGGTTTAGCGGGGACATGCTGAGCACCTATGCCTTCTTGAAGAACTACGATTGGGAGAACTCCCTTGCGCTGGCGCACAACGCTATGTTCGACGGGTTCATTCTGTCCGAGCACTTCCAAATCAAGCCAAAGGGTTGGCTCGATACTCTGTCGATGGGGCGCGCTCTTCACGGTACGAACGTAGGTGGGAGCTTAAAGGTTCTGGCGGAGTTCTACGGCATCGGCGAGAAGGGCACTGAGGTGAATGACGCCAAGGGTTTGCGCCGCATGGATTTCCCTCCGCAACAGCTAGCTCAGTATGGTGAGTACTGCAAGAACGACGTGCGCCTGACATGGGACTTGTTCAACTGCATGAGCCAAGGGTTCCCTGCAACTGAGCTGCGTTTGATCGACCTGACCATCCGTATGTTCACCGAGCCAGTCTTGCAACTGGATGAAGAGCTGCTCAAGATGCACCTACACAAGGAAGTGCAACGCAAGGCCGAGCTGCTGGAGAACTTCGACAAAGACACGTTGATGAGCAACCCGCAGTTCGCCGAGCTGTTGAAATCTTTTGGTGTCGAGCCGCCGATGAAGAAGAGCCCCGCCACAGGGAAGGAGACCTATGCGTTCGCAAAGACAGACGAGGCGTTTAAAGAACTTCTCGAACATCCGAATCCGTCCGTACAAGCACTCGTCGCCGCCCGACTGGGTACGAAATCTACGATTGAGGAGTCGAGAACTGAACGTTTTATTGGGATTGCTCAACGAGGGGCTATGCCCGTCCCCCTCCGATACTACGCTGCGCACACAGGTCGCTGGGGCGGTGACGACAAACTCAATCTTCAGAACTTGCCGAGGGGGTCGGCGCTGAAGAAAGCAATCCTCGCACCTGCGGGGTACATGATGATCGACTCAGACTCATCACAAATTGAAGCCCGTACGCTGGCATGGCTAGCTGGGCAAGACGACTTAGTGGAGGCGTTCGACCGTGGCGAAGACGTTTACAAAATCATGGCATCTGCTATCTATGGCAAGGCTGTTGATGAGATTACGAAAGACGAAAGGTTCGTTGGTAAAACGACAATTCTTGGGGCGGGGTACGGCATGGGAGCGGCAAAGTTCCAAGCGCAACTCAAGAACTTTGGCGTGGTCGTTGAACTGGACGAAGCGAAACGTATCATCGACACATACCGCCAAACTTACCCACGAATCACTGCTCTGTGGAAGTCGGCGGGTACCGCGCTTGAAGCAATTCTGCGTGGCCAGCTAACTACGTTGGGGCGTGATGGCATCCTGAAGATCGAAGGCAAAGACGGTATCCGCTTGCCGAATGGCTTGTATATCCGCTATCCCAACCTGCGCCAAAAGATTGACGAGGAGACAGGCAAGACCGAGATTGTGTATGACACGAAGAAAGGCCGAGCCACTATCCCCAACCGCATCTACGGCGGGAAGGTAATCGAGAACGTGTGCCAAGCCCTAGCGCGTATCATCATCGGCGACCAAATGCTGCTGATTGCCAAGAAGTACCGAGTGGTGATGACAGTGCATGACGCGGTGGCTTGTATCGTGCCGACTGACGAGGTCGAGAGAGCACAAGAGTTTGTTGAGTTGTGTATGCGCATCCGACCCCAGTGGGGGTCGGAGTTACCTTTGAATTGTGAAGCTGGACATGGAGAGAGCTATGGAGATTGTTAAAGAAGAGCACGGGTGGAAAGCGTTGGTTCATGTGTACCCAGTTAATGACACGAGAGAGCACACGACGGAGAATTGTTGGTGCAGCCCAACAAACGAGGACGATTCAATCATCATCCACAACTCAGCCGATGGGCGAGAAGCATTTGAAACTGGAGAGAGAAAGCCCTCATGACAACACAACCGATCAAATGGTCTTTCAGTAGCCTGAAGACATTCCAACAATGCCCGAAGAAGTACTACCACACCAAGGTAGCCAAGGACGTTAAAGAGCCCGACACCACGGCAACGCTGTACGGTAAATCGGCGCACACTGTGGCTGAGGAATACATCCGTGACGGCGTGGACATTCCACCGGCCTTTGAATACCTTAGAGATACGCTAGACGCTCTAGCTGCTATCCCCGGGATTAAATTGTGTGAGGAAGAACTTGGCCTGACCAAAGACCTTGAGCCATGCGCGTTTGACGCACCCGAAGCGTGGTGGCGTGGTATCGCCGACTTGGTCATCTTGGACGAGGAGCGTGAGCTGGCGTGGTCGGTTGACTATAAAACGAGCAAGTCTGCCCGTTATGCCGATGTGAAACAGTTGGACTTGGTAGCCACGGCCATCTTCAAGAAGTACCCCAAGATCAAAAAGATCAAGTCAGCCCTGCTGTTTGTCGTGAGCAAAGAGTTTGTCAAAGCTACGCACCATGCCGAGATGATCTTGAAGTACATGGAGAAGCCGACACAAGACGTTGCCCGTATCGAGGCAGCGCTAGCAAATGGAGTGTGGAACCCAGTCAGCGGACCGCTGTGCAAGTTCTGCGCAGTGAAGCAGTGTGAGTACAACAGGAGTTAAAAATGAAGATGCGGGAGAGACGAACAAAGTTTTGGTTGTTAGAGAAATGCGGCTATATCGTGCGGAGCCATAACAGAAAGGTAAAACCACTGCCGTGGACATACTGGGAAGGTAAAGGCAGTAACGCAGTGCTTAGAGAAAAACGAAGGAGTTAAAAATGGATGAGAAAGAACAAGCGGCGGCGTATTTGAAGCTACAGGACGATGTGAGGCAGTTGATTATTGACACGGTTTACAAGGAGTTGCAGAACTACGGAAGCCCCCTGCACACCCATATCGCTGTACCCCTTTTGACCGGCTACAACTTTAGAGAAAACGTAAAGATGGTCGTCAAAGAACAAATGAGTAAACCATAAGGAGCAAGCAATGAACGAAATGACAAACCAAGAGACCGACACAGCCCTGATTCTTGAGAACGAGCTGAAGCGTAGGGTGCGTGAAGTAGTGCATCAGGTAGCCCACGAGATTGTGCGCAAAGAGATGCAGGAAGAGTTTCGCAAGCAGAAAGAGGCCATGCTTATGGAGGTCAGCATCACGGTTGGCAAACACTTGCGTTTGATCGAAAATGAGGGGCGCAGGCCGCTTTGGGAAGCAACGCCCGAGGAGTTTGGCTTGACCCGCTATGAACTCAACAATCAACACATCGAAAAGGTAACCGATGCCGTACGTGAACAAACCCCGCCCCTATAAGAAAGAGTACCAACAACAGAAAGCTCGTGGTGAACACGAGACCCGCATGGACCGCCAGCGTGCTCGGAATGAGATGGACAAGAAAGGTATTGACCGCAAGGGCAAAGACATTGACCACACCGTGCCACTGAGCAAAGGCGGTACCAATGCGCCGAGCAACCTGAAACTGAAATCCCCCAGCGCCAACCGTTCGTTCAGCCGCAACTCTGACCACACGGTGAAGGTGAACAAACCAAAGAAGAAAAAATGAGCTTAGAGACGTACGAGTGGCCGCGCCCTTTTGGGTTCGAGCCATTCAACCACCAAAAAGAAACAGCGCAGTTCCTGACTACCAACCGCAAGGCGTTCTGCTTCAACGAGCAGGGTACAGGTAAGACAGCGTCGGTGATTTGGGCGGTGGACTATTTGATGCAGCGCGGTTTAGTGAAGAGAGTGTTAGTGATCTGCCCTCTGTCGATTATGAAGTCGGCATGGCAACAGGACTTGTTCAAGTTCGCTCTACATCGCACGGTAGCAGTAGCCCACGGCAGCGCACGCAAGCGCAAGGAAATCATCAACGCTGGTGCCGAGTTCGTCATCATCAACTTCGATGGTGTCGAGATCGTGAAGAACGAAATCATCAACGGGGGGTTTGACCTCATCGTTGTGGACGAAGCCTCTGCGTATAAGAACGCACAGACAACCCGCTGGAAAACCCTGCGTGACATTAACAAAGTCGTCAAAGGCTTGTGGATGTTGACAGGTACGCCAGCGGCGCAGTCTCCGCTCGATGCGTACGGCTTGGCCAAGCTGATTAACCCCAAGGGTGTGCCGATGTTCCACGGCCAGTACCGTGACATGGTGATGAGCCAAATCACGAAGTTCAAGTGGATTCCAAAGCCGACAGCCAAGCACACGGTGCACACCATCCTGCAACCCGCAATCCGCTTTGAGAAGAAGCAATGTATCGACCTGCCCCCGTTGACGTTCATCGACCGTGATGCCCCGTTGACTCCGCAGCAAGCCAAGTACTACGCTATTCTCAAGAAGGAGATGTTGATCGAAGCAGCGGGCGAGGAAATCAGCGCGGTCAATGCGGCTACAAAGATGAGCAAGCTGTTGCAAATTTCCTGCGGCTCGGTCTACACCGACAACGGCGAGGTGCTTGAGTTCGACGTGTCCAACCGCATGAACGTGGTGCAGGAAGTCATTGACGAGAGCAGTAACAAGGTGCTGGTCTTTGTGCCCTTCACCCACACCATCGAGCTGTTGAAGAACCACCTGACAAAGAACGGCATAACGTGTGACGTGATTAACGGCGCGGTTCCAGTCAACCGACGTAGTGAAATCGTTACTGACTTTCAAACCCAGCCGACTACAAAGGTGCTCATCATCCAGCCACAAGCTGCATCACATGGGCTTACCCTTACCGCAGCTGACACAATTATTTGGTACGCTCCCTGTACCAGCGTGGAGACCTACCTCCAAGCGAACGCACGTATTGACCGTCCCGGTCAAGTCAACCCAATGACGATCGTGCACATCTGTGGGAGCCAAACCGAACGCCGCGTTTACGCGATGCTTCGGGGGAACGTATCCAACCACCAACAAATCATTGATTTGTACCGACAAGAAATTTCTTCAGATGTTGTTGACAATGTCTAAAGTTGTGATATAGTCGGTTTCCCTTTAACCAACGGAGAGTTAGATGAGTGAAGAAAGTGAAGTGGCCGCAAGGCCAGACCTAGATCAACTGACGTCGATCTATCTGAAGATTCGAGATAAACGTGCCGAGAACAAACGCGAGTTTGAAAACGTGGACAAAGACCTCGAACAGCAACAACAGATGTTGGCCGAGCAAATGCTCGACACCTGCAAAGAAATGAACGCAGACAGCATCAAGACCCCACATGGAACGATCATTCGTTCGGTCAAGTCAAAGTACTGGACTGGCGACTGGGACTCTATGTACCGCTTCATCAAGGAGCATGACGCCTTCGGCTTGCTGGAGAAACGCTTGCATCAAACCAACATGAAGGACTTCCTGCACGAGAACCCTGACGTTATGCCGATGGGATTGAATGTTGAGAACGAATACACAATCGTCGTACGACGCGCTAAATGAACTGGAGAAACAAATGAACGAAGAAACCCAACTGCGCGCCATGGCCGTAGACTTTGCTGTTAAATACCTCAGCAACGTACCACAAGCAGCAGACGACGGCCCCGTCGAGATCGCTAAAGAAATTTATGAATTCATCAAAGGAGAAACCAAATGAGTAACATCGCACTTTTGAACCAAGACCTGCCTGACTTCCTGCAAACCGCTGGCGTCAGTGAACTGACAAAACAACTCGCTGGCAAGACTGGCGTTAAGCGCATCGTGCCTAAGAACGGTATCTTCCGCAAGATGGTCGGCGGCGAAGAGATGGGTAAAGTCAAGGGCGACCTCGACGTGGTCATCGTGAACGCATCACCCAAAGTTGGTCGTATCTTCTACGCAAAGCAATGGACACCTGACGCAGACCCAACTGCACCCGACTGCTTCTCCAACGACGGCGTGGCACCCGATGCTGGTTCGACTGCACCTCAAGCTAGCCGTTGCGACACTTGCGCTCAGAACATCAAAGGTTCGGGTCAAGGTACTTCTAAGGCTTGCCGTTACAGCCGCCGCATCGCTGTGAACTTGGTGGAAGACTTTGGTACTTCTTTGGAAGGCGAAGTCTATCAACTGAACTTGGCATCCAAGTCCCTGTTCGGTGAAGGCACTGCCGACAACACCCACACGTTTGAGAACTACACCAAGTACTTGGCCAACAACGGCAAGAGCTTGGACTACGTGGTGACTACCCTCAGCTTCAACGAGAACAACGACAACCAATCTATCCTGTTCACCCCTGCGCGTTTCATCAACAAGCAAGAGTACGCAGTGACGAGCGAAGTGGCTAAGAAGCCCGAAGTTCAGAAGATGGTGACGATGACTCCGTACCAAGCGGACGTATCGGGTCGCGCTCCTGCGTTGGCTGCTCCTGCCGCACAAGCTGCTCCTGTGGCCGAGGCGGTTGCCGAGCCAGTCAAACGCGAAAGCGCTAAAGCTGCTACCCCAGCTCCAACCCCCAAGAAGGGTTTGGACGACGTGGTTAAAGCTTGGTCTGACGAGGAGTAAGCATGAGCTACGGATACAGCTACCAGCTAGTCGAAGCCAATAAAAAGGCCGATGACAAGTCATGGGGCGTAGTCCTTGGCCGCACTTGCATCCAACTCAACATTCCGGTGAGTGACATAGCTCGTCGCCTTGATGTAAGTCGAGCGACGATCTACAACTGGTTTTGGGGTACTTCGGTCCCCAGCCGACACCACTGCGAAAAGATCGAGCGTTTGCTCCCGCGCCTCAAGGCAAAAAAGTAAATCCGTGCACTGACGGGGGCTTCGGCCCCCAGCTTTGCCGTCCCTGAAAGAAACTGAATATGTCCAACTTCGATTTGCTCGACACCGTGCTCCCCACTCAAGGGCGGTACTGTGTGTTTGGCTATGGGAAGTATCCGGACCAAAAGTTTTACGACACAAGAGAAGAGGCACAAGCTCAGATTGAGCACCTCCTCGCCAACAAATTCGACGTGTACTACGGGTGCGCCAAGTTCGGCCCACTCAATCGGCGAGTACATGAGAACGCACAATACTTCCGCGCCCTGTGGATGGATATTGATTGCGGCCCAACCAAGGGTGTGCCTAACGACAAGGGCATCATCCAAGGCTATCTGACCCAGCAGCTCGGGTTAGACGCACTGAAGAGTTTCTGCAAGGCCGTTGGCCTACCCCGCCCAATCTTGGTCAGTTCCGGCAATGGCGTTCACGCCTACTGGCTGATTGAGGAAACCGTTGAGCGTCGGGACTGGGAACCACTGGCCAACCGACTCCGTGAGCTGTGCGTAGAAAATGGGCTGATCGTTGACGCATCTGTGTTTGAAGCTTCTCGCGTATTGCGAGTGCCCGGAACTTTCAACTTCAAAAACAAAGATGAGCCGTTGGCCGTCACGGTTCTGAACGAGAACACACAAGTACTGACGTACGAGCAATGGAAGGAGCTACTCGGCGCTCCCGACCCCGTTGACGACCGACCTGATTTTCTGCCGTCCATCAGCCCCATGATGGAAGCCTTGATGGGTAACAAGGTGAAGCGGTTCAAGAACATCATGGTCAAAGCGGAGAACGGCTGCGCACAGCTGAACTACTGCTACCAAAACCAAGACTCGATTGAAGAACCCCTGTGGCGCTCCGCGCTGTCGATTGCTGCGTTCTGCGTGGACAAAGACAAAGCCGCCCACATGATGTCCAGTCAGTACCCCAACTACAACCCTTCCGAGGTAGATAAGAAGGTAGCCGAGCTGGTCGCCAACGGTGGCCCCCACCACTGCGCTACGTTTGAAAAGCTGAACCCCACTGGCTGCGCAGGCTGTCCGCACAAAGGCAAGATCAAGTCTCCGATCGTGCTCGGTATGGAGATTGCCGTAGCTGAGGTTGAAGACGGTGAGTACGTGGTCGAGCAGGAGCCGACAGAGGAAGGAGAAGCTACAAGCTACCGTATTCCTGAGTATCCGTTTCCTTTCTTCCGTGGCAAGGACGGCGGTATTTGGCGCAAGGGGGAGACCGACGAGGACCAACCCGCGCTGGTGTACGAGCATGACCTGTACGTGGTCAAGCGCATGAAAGACCCTGATATGGGTGAAGTGGCCCTGTTCCGCTTGCACCTGCCACATGATGGCGTGAAGGAGTTTTCAATTCCAGCAACGTCCATATCTACGAAGGATGAACTGCGTAAGCAGCTGTCGCACAACGGTGTGATGGCAACACAAAAACAACATGACCTGCTGGCGATGTTTATCGTGGCGTTCATGAAAAATCTACAGTACGTGAGGAAGGCAGAAGTTATGAGAACGCAATTTGGATGGGTCGACAACGACAGCAAGTTCATTGTCGGCGACCGAGAGATTACAAAAGACGGGGTGTTCTACAGCCCACCATCTGCGCTGACCCGCAGTTTTGCCGAGAAGATGGTGCCCAAGGGCAGCTTCGAGAAGTGGAAAGAGGTGTTCAATATGTACGCCCGTCCCGGCTTAGAGCCTCATGCGTTTGCCGCACTGACAGCGTTTGGCTCCCCTTTGTTGAAGTTCACAGGCTTGAGTGGCGCGATCATCAACGTCATTCACAAGTCGTCAGGCTCAGGCAAGTCGACAGCGTTGTTTATGTGCAACAGTGTGTGGGGTCACCCCAAAGAGTTGTCGTCCATGTGGAAGGACACGCTCAACGCCAAGATGATGCGTATCGGTGTGCACAACAACCTGCCCAACACGATCGACGAGATCACGAACACCAGCCCCATGGAGTTCTCGGATTTGGCCTACAGCATTTCTCAAGGCCGAGGCAAGGACCGCGCCAAAACGCACACCAACGAACTGCGCGCTAACCACAGCAAGTGGAACAACATGACTTTGGCTTCGTCCAACGCTAGCTTCTACGAGAAACTGGGCGCAGCAAAGAACTCTCCCGACGGTGAGTCCATGCGTTTGCTGGAGTACAAAATCGAGCCGACAACCATCATCAGCGTCCAAGAAGGCAAGCAGATGTTCGACCATCAAATGCTGGAGAACTATGGCCACGCTGGTGACATTTACGCTGAGTGGCTGGTGAACAACTTGGAGGAGGCGATCAATCTGGTTCGCAGTATCCAAGCGCGCATCGACAAGGAAGTTCAGTTCACCGCACGGGAGCGCTTCTGGTCAGCCACCGCCGCCATCAATATTGCTGGTGGTTTGATTGCCAAGAGCCTCGGCTTGCACGACTACGACATGAAGGCTATCTATCAGTGGATGGTCAAGATGCTGGACGACATGCGCGCAGAAGTGACTCCACCTGCTTCAACACCCACAGTTATGTTGGGCGACTTCATGAACTCTCACGTACAGAACATGCTGGTTGTGAATGGCGCGGTTGACGCACGGACGAAGATGGGGGCGATGCCGACCGCTGAGCCGAAGGGTGAGTTGCTCTTGCGCTTTGAGCCCGACACAGGCGATCTGTTCATTGCGGCCAAGGCGTTCAAAGACTATTGCGTGAAGTTCCAAATCCACTACCGCGACGCGCTCAAGCAACTCAAGGATGAGGGGGTGTTCATCGACACCATCAACAAGCGCATGTCCAAGGGCATGAAGATGGACTCCCCAGCAGTGCGCGCGCTGCACTTCAACACCAAGAACTTTGACAACCTCGTGCCACTGGACACGCTAGCCGATGAAGATCGAGACGGTAACGTATCGAATTGATTGGGGGAAATTCCGAGCAGGGCACAGTTTCTTTGTGCCCTGCATTGACCACAAAGCCGCACGGAAAGAGCTCAGACAAATCACCAAACGACTTAAGGTCCCTATTGTTACGAAAGTAACCATAGAAGAGGGCATTAAAGGATTGCGCGTTTGGAGAACTTGAGCTACCCTAACGGCGTTAGTTGCCTCTCCTCTGTTGCCCCGCCTAGTGCGGGGCTTTTTACTTCGCTGCTTCGCGCTTCCGTTTGCGCTCGTCTAACTCCCTGCGCGTAGCAACAAGAGCTTCACCGAGCATCGGGTCGTTCTTCCTAGAAAGCTCAACCCCACGGTAAGACTGCGCACGTTTCTTGTTACGCATGTCAGCCGAGTCCGCCATGTCTTTGGGCAGGATTCGGTACTTCGCGTAGCGCCCATTGAATTTGATGATCTCGTCGTAGGTCTTCTCGTAGTCTTTCCAATTCGCATGGCGGTCGGCGATGTCAAGGCGGTCGAGCAAGTCGAACCGTTTCTTAACAATATCCTTCTCCATAGAGATGAACTCAAAGTTGTCGCGACGAAT